AACAGGGCGAAAAAGCCGCAACAGAAACAAACAATAACAAATCCCTAATGCACCAAGCCGCATCACACGAAGCCGCAAAATTTTACCAAATGATTGAAATGGTTTGGATTGACAATGCAGATTTTACAATCAAAGAAAATCAATAGGATCAACAAAGCCCCGCCGGAGGCCTTGTATCCGGTAAGGAGCAATCATGCCAGTTGAAATCGTAATCATAATTATTTTTGGTGCCACGGCACTGATGGCAAAATTAGCAAATATGATCGGAGAATGAGATGGAAAACAAATTAGCACTTTATAACAATTTTGAAACGATTCAGAATGCATCAGCAGCCCTGTATAAATCAGGCTACTTTGCAGATGTAAAATCAGAAGCGCAAGCCATGGTAAAAGTTATGGCAGGTCAGGAATTAGGATTACCAGCTTTTGCATCAATGACAGGTATCCATATTATTCAAGGTAAACCCGCACTTGGTTCGAATGTTATAGCCACACTGGTTAAGAATGATCCACGCTATAACTATCGAATAAAAATTTGTACAGATAAAGAATGTGTTCTTGAGTGGTTTGAGAATGGAGAAAAACAAGGTGAATCCGGTTTTACAATGACAGAAGTTATTGCAGGAAACATCAATAAAAATTGGGATAAAGAAACCAGCACATGGAAGGAAAAACCAACGTGGAAGGCATACCCAAGCGACATGTTATTCGCACGGGCAATCACACGTGGAGCTCGACGCTTTGCCCCTGGCATCTTCGGTGGATCTCCAATCTACACCCCTGAAGAATTAGGCGCTGATGTTGACGAAGATGGTTACATTGATACAAGTCACCGGATAATTGACGAACCATCTACCCTGGTGAACGCGGCTGTTGAATTGGGCGGCAAGGTAAAATCAAGCATGTCGCTGGAATCAGCCGAGGCCGTGACAAATAAAGACGGTGTGCGCTACGGTGACATTGACAGCGACGCATTATCCAACATGACAATTGGAATCGGCAAGGCTATGAAGAAATCTGGACTTATGCCAGACAAACTTGACGAATACAAAATGAAGATGGATGCGATCCAGGTGATATTGGAATCACGGAACGGAGGATAGTTATGCAACACCATTGCAAGCACGCCAGAATCTTATTTACCCCTGATTATCAGGAACATTGCGCGGCACTGGACGACAAGCCGCAATGTATTGGCTGCACGCTGGCGGAGTTGGTATTTGCCCCACAGCGTGACAATGACGAACCGGATCCAAGCTGTAACCTGCTTGTGTTGGGCGACGATGGTTATACGTGGAAAGCGACTTGGTGATGGTTGACGTAAAATTGTATCAGGGCGATTGCTTGGAAATTATGAAGTCAATGGACGACAAGTCTATTGATGCTGTGATTACAGACCCGCCTTATGGAATAGGTGGTGTTATTGGAGGAAATAATTTAGCTGATGTGAAATATGAAAAGTTTGAATGGGATGATAACCCAGCAACTGCAGAACAAATTGAATGTTGTAGAAGGATTTCAACTAATCAGGTTATTTGGGGTGGCAATTATTTTACACTTCCACCGTCCCCGTCATGGATAGTTTGGGACAAGTTAAATTCGGGAAATTTCGCTGATTGTGAATTAGCTTGGACTTCACATAAAAAAGCAGTTAGAAAATTCACCTATATGTGGAATGGAATGATAAAACAAAAACCAGAAAAGCGATTCCATCCGACACAAAAACCATTAGCTTTGATGAAGTGGGTATTAGAAAACTACACACAACCAAACGACACAATCCTTGACCCATTCATGGGGTCAGGTACAACAGGCGTTGCTTGTGTTCAAACAGGGCGTAACTTCATCGGTATTGAGATCGACCCGACATACTTTGCAATCGCTGAGAAGCGTATTCACGATGCTCAACAACAATTATTATTATTCTAAGGAGGAAACATGCTAAAACTATGGCACGCAATCAGACAGACTGACAAGTTACAAACATCTACGTCAATTATATTAAAATTGATTGATGAAAAAAGACAATTTGGGCATTACATCAACATTTTAGAGGAACATATGATACTAATATTAAATCAGATTACAGAGTTTGAGCAGGAGCGCGACTACCTGGACGCCAGGCTTGCAGAGTTTGAGCGGTTGGCTGAGAGGTTCGTGATGTTTGAGATACCTGACCATATGTGCAGGCTGGAATTTGTACACCTTTTGAACGGTGGAAAGCTGGAGGAGTGATGCCAAGCAGAAATTTTTCAATGGTATATGAAAGCAACTATGATTTGAAATTACAGATTCGTTCCCTCACCGCTACCATAGCCAAACGTGATGCGGAGATAGAACGCCTGCAATCACATGTGCAGGAATTGGAAGCCGAGCAAAGGTGGATACCTGTAAGTGAGAGGTTGCCAAACGTAAATAATGGATTACTTGCAGATGGTACTATTGACGTATTAATTAAGTTTAAATATTCAGCATACCCAATAATGAAAGCAAACTATTATCCAAAAATGAATGTTTGGAATATGCCGCTTGTTTTTGGTGATGAATCAGACAATATAACACATTGGGCGAATCTACCAAAATTACCAAAGGAGAAATGATGAGCACAAATAGCGACCCGATGATAAAATGTCCTATATGCGGTTTTCTTTATTATCACTATACAAATATAGTATGTTCTCGCTGTTCCTTCGATAATCAAAATATTTCACAAAACGAATTATTAGACACCCTCGCCGCTACCATAGCAGAACGTGATACACAAATTGAGAAGTTGAGGGAAGCGTTGATGGATATTGATTCTTACGTAGATGATGAATCAAGATTCGGAAGAATAATTAAAAAAGCCCTAGAGGAGGAGTGATGATAAAAAAATATATTAAAATTACACACAATAACGATATACAGCATTACATTGAAACACAAGAAAATATTATGAATGCAATGTCTGGAGAATTGGACGGGTTTATAGAAAGTGGCAAAATTGGAGACTCAATAAATCTAACTATAATTGAAATGGAAGAATCAGAATATGAGAAACTTCCAGAATTTATGGGGTGGTGAATAATGACTGAATTTACACCTGAATGGATTGAGGAACAAAAAGAGATGCTAAGCAGAATATCACCTTTGCCGTGGCGAGCTTGTGGCTGTGGCAAGTGTGGTCAAATATCAAACAAAATTGATTGTGTTGCTAAAGCAACCATTGGTGATTGGGGTGATGATTACCCTTCCATAAGACGTATAGGTGGTTCGATTGAAGGAAGATTTGAAACATATATGGAGCAAATAACTTATGGCACTGTATCAAAGGATGAGGGAATAGCGAACGCAAAATATATTGCCGATGCCTGTAATAACTACCCCAAAGCCCTTGACGAAATCCAACGTCTGCAAGCAATCATTGAATTAGCTGACATAGATTACGAATCGGAACATGAAGCAAAAGAAAATTTGCAAATGGCAACCGATACCGTTATTGCTTGCCTCCAATCACGTGTTCAGGAACTGGAATGCCAACTGAAATCTAAACAGATCGTTATTGAAAGCAAAGAGCAAACGATAAGAGAATTTGCGGAAAAGATGCTGGATTTGAGGAAAAGATGAGACAAGTAATTTATAAAGTTTATTTGACTAACAATCGGGGTGAAGAACATTCTCCAGAACAAAAACAAGGTGGTTTTGTTGCTTACACGCCTGATTATAAAAATGCTGTTATTGAAACAACTTATGGAGAAATAATTCAAGTACCGATTGACAGAATTAGGTTTTTACACCCACAGGAAGAGTAATATGAAAATAACTAATATTTTTACTTTCATCGAAGAATTTCGAAACGGTCGTGATATTTGGACGCGTAATCATATTGAATTAGCAGTACGAGAAATAAGACGGTTAGATAAAGAAAATCAAAAACTACAGTTGAGATTAGCGGCAAGTGAAAATGCCATTGTGTTGACGGAACTTAATGAAATGTTGAAAAAGACACAAGCACGCATAGCAGAACTGGAAGCACAGCAAAGGTGGATACCTACAAACGAGAGATTGCCGGAAGATTTTGAACGTATATTAGTGGCATCAAATTATTATGTACGTTTAAGTTTTGTATATCATAGTGTTACAGGAGAGGTGTGTTGGACTGACGGAGAATATGGTATGTTTGAGGGTGTTACTCATTGGCGACCCTTACCAAAATTATCAGAGGAAGGTGAATGATGACTGCAACTGAAATCATCTGCTTATCGCTTATTATTGATGTAGTCTGTATAGCGTGGGCTGTATATATTGCTAAAAGAAAGGACGGTGACTAATGGCCTGGATAGCATTATATATCATACTGATAATCGCGTTTCTGTTATGGTGGAAAGCCGCACATTACAGGACACCTGACGAAGAAGCCCAGGACATTGAAGAAGAAGCGGCACACTGGAGAAAACGGGCGAAACAAAAATATATAGATAACTTTGGAAAAAAGGACGATACATATTATGGATAGGAGATAATATCATAAATCCTACCTAGAGCGTACAAAAACGGCTGTACGCTCTTTATTTTGTGGTCTACCAGCCTTGTGACATTATTCCAAAACGCGATTATAGAACACAATAGAACATTACATTAGAGTTTATTAAAAACATATCAAATGTCAATATTGCTTATTGACATTGTATTGACAATATGCTATTATATATATATAAGAAACAAACAAACAGGAGATTGAAATGGCAATAGAAATCACAAAATGGATGAACGAAGCATACGAAGTAGGAAAAAAACTAAGAGTGCAATATCCAGATTATAACAATATTGACACATTAGACCGATATGAAAGACCTGAAGAATTAAATAACAACTGGACAAATACGGAACTTAATTTTTTATCTGCTGGATTTTTAGGAAAAGAAAAACCATATATTGTAACTGGTTGGAGATACGGTAAATTACCAAAAAATGGTATGAGCTATAACTATGCAGTGGATAGGCCAGAAAATGGAATAAGTCTTATGGAAACAGATAATGGTATGAAAACAAAAAATTTATTGTCTGCTGCTTTTATCTCCGACAATCGCAAAGTTGTAAAAGTAATTGGAATATTAAACACATTCCAAACCGGTAGCGACGGAGAACCATTAGTCTGGGAAGCTGAAGAATTATAAAACAGGAGACCGCCATGAAAAAAATGCAATCATACAGAATTGACACTGATACCATAAAAAAGATTGACGAAATAGCCAAAATGGATCAGCGATCAAAATCAAATGTAATCGAAAAAGCGGTTACGGAATATTATAAACTTATTGAGAGTAAAATGAAAGATAATAGAGATCAAAAATATGATTATAAATTATTTGAGATTAATTCTTAAATTGTTAGCACCGGCCACAAGACCATATAATAAACGGGGTTTTTACAAAATACAAATGTGTTCCATGATGATTTTCCCAAAATTCACGCTACAAATGGGAAGTCATTCCCAAAATTAATCAGTAGCACTGATTAAATTCATAATAATTTATAGAGTTGCGTTCACAAAATACAATTGTAATCCGTGATAATCTACACAGAATACAAAGGAGTAATGTGTATGCGTTTTCGTACTTCGTCACCTCGCACGCTTGCCGGTGTGAAAAAACGAAACCAGCCATGCTTATATTGTGTTGCAAATGAGCATAAATCTTTACATAAAAACCGCGTCATATATAGAAAATCGCGAAAATGCAATATGATAATAACCCCCACGATCTATAATCTGCCATTATAGCCCCTGAAGTGAATATGCACTTTGGACCTGTTTTACTTTGCACTTTGGCATATCCGAATAATCCCAAATTATGTTATTCTGTGTCACCAAGTTATCATTTATGATAGGTTATTCTGACACAAAATGTAAATAAAATTTATTACATATAAAAATAATATACAAAATTGTATACTTATTGCGTATGGAAAGAAGTGAAATAAGGTGTAGGCTGTATTATCGTTTTAACGCGTAAGTGTTATTTAATGATTATTAAAAACACAAAAACCTATATAGATAATAACAAACTATAATATAAGTTTATGGTTCTGTGTTGTGTGGGATGGCAACACTACATTTTTTGTCTATTGTTCTACCTGCATAACACAAATACATAAGCACAAACTATACAAAAATATATAGGATAAATAAACATCCCCATTTCTGAGGATGTTGTTACTGTGCCTACACATGGTAGGTCAGCTTTGGACTTTCCTCCAGCAGGTTGTCCAGTTCCGCTAGAGTTGCTAGGAATTACTTCCCGGCATAATCCTCACTAAAGAGGAATCTCAACCACCGAAGCGATTGAGGGAGCATGTGTGTCAGGAATCGAACCTGTGAACGTTGTCTGGGTGTCGTCCAGTCTATCCGGCGTAGTGTTAGCCCATAACACCAAAGCCACACCAAGTTGACAACATTATAACATATGTTACATATGTTGTCAACAACTAAAATATATGTATTATGACACACTATTGTGGTATAATTAAATAAATGAAGGTGCTATGAAAACTATCAGAAAAACAACTAAATTAGTTTGTATAATTTGTGGAAAAGATTTTGTGGCTAAAAAGAGTGACGCTATGTATTGCTCACGAGATTGTCAAGATATATCGTTTAGAATAAGAAATAAAGATAGGCTTAATAAAAAGTGTCGAAAGTATAGAGAAAATAATAGAGATCAAATTAGATTATGGGAAAAACAAAATAAAAAAGAAAACCCAAACAAATATAAGGCCAGGTGGAAAGTATATGGAGCTCTACGAAGTAAAAAAATAATTAAGCCAACCGAATGTGAATTGTGTGGCAACTCAACATCTTTAACCGCACACCATTATTTGGGATATGAAAAAGAACACTGGCTTGATATTCAATGGCTATGTATAAAATGCCATAAAAAATAAAAGAACCGCCTACTCAGTTCTTTATAAAATGAGTCATACAAATTGTAGGTGTATGCAACTTGCGTTGTGGCTCGGTCCGCAGTGCTTTCAAGGTCGTCACCAGGCTAGCAGAGGCGTGCCAACTACTGTTGCAAATATATTAGCACAATCGTTCTACGATGTCAAGAGGGGTACAGATAATACCCCAGTAGCCCCACTTTCGGAGAGGAGAATGAGGATGATGGCTAATCTAAGTCAGCGATAAATTCACGCCTTATTTTTCCGTTATTGTCCTGATAAAATCTGCCCCATATTGCCCCTTGTGGTTTTGGTACGCCACCCCGCTCGACTTCCCAGCCTTCTGAGCCGTCCGCATAATCATCTTTATACCCAGGGGTACGAATGAACGTCATCAGGTCATAATATTGCACGCCCTTATTCGATAAGCGTTCCCGTTTATTGTTGGTAATATATTCGTTGTGATTGTGACCATTCCAGACAATATCAGCATCAGCAAGATATACCGCCTGCCTGTTGTTCTGGATCATGCCTTTAGTCACGGGTGCCTCACCACCGGCACCATGGAAATACTTTATATTGCATGATGATCGCCTTGCTCCATTATTAGCAAAATACATCCGTACATATCCGCCATATCCACCGGAATAAGCATGACCGCCATTCAGGTTTAGCATGTGAACAAGCCGTTCTGTTAGGTCGGTAGATGCGTTCTTAATTACACTTGACTCGTGATTACCGCGCCCGAACAATAAAAATAAATCAGCATAGGGATTGAGAAAATCAGCGGTATCATTAACTACATTATCATAGTATTTATCATCTTGTAAATATTCAGGTCTAACATCTTTGTATGTTCTGCGTGGATCAAATCGCCCCTGCATAGCGTCAAACAGATCCCCTCCATCTAATATAATCGCGTTTCGATCTCGTGCCTGTTTGAGGTGTTTTAGCTCAAGATCACGACGGCAATGCACACTGTCATGATGCGCGTCACTGCGGAATAAAAACCATTGTTCCCATGTGGAAGAAACGTCATCAAACCAAATATGAATGACGTTGCCCCTTTACTCTGTTTTGAAATTCATATTGCCCCTTTACTCCATATACCTTACACCATAATGTATAATAGCCGACCAGCCGCGCTCATCCCGCACCCAGACCGATACCGGATTGATAGGCTTTACTTCTAACACGTCCAGCATGTCACCTGCCACATGTACACCAAGTACGCTGGCCGATGTGTTAGGCTGTGAACGGATGTTGACGTTTTTTATCACCTTGAGTTTAGGCAATATAATCCCTGTTGTGGGCGGTTCTGGTGCTGGAATGACTGTCCCAATTCCAAAATACTTTTGGTATTCTTCTTCGGTGCCATTGAATACATCCATATCAATACTAGATGAATATCCTGGTATTGTACCTTTACTTGACCATTGCCAAAATAACCACTTTGTCCAGGCACTATATCGCGGTAATGATGGTGATGTTATTCCATAATGTGCAATCCATAGTGGTTTGTCACCGTATCTTGTGGATTGACTACCCATGATTTCGGACCAGGCATATACTCCGGTATAAATACCAACTTTACGTTTTGATAATAATTCAATCGTTGAATGATACTCATTCACAACGGTTGGAATTAATCCGGTTGTAACACCCCTATCTTCGACGTCATTCCACAAGCCTAACTTTAATTCCTTACCACTAATTACCTGATTAAATATGTCCGCTTGTGCAAGTCCTGTAAAGTTTCCAATAATATAGTGATAGCTTCCAAGTGGGACGCCCCTGGCATGTAATTCTTTATAATGCGTTTCAAACATGGTGTCTTTCCAGATCCCATATGCACCGCGCAATATTGCGCCGCTAATACTGTCTGCAAACTTATCGTAATCAATGCCTTGCTGCCAGTAAGAAATATCAACTATTGGTTTCATCTTTTCCTCCTCTGCTACAAAATTATTCATAACCAGTGGTAGAAATATCTCATTCATCTGCTTCTATCGTTCCTTTTATCAATCCACCGAATAAGCTGATTTTCCATTTCCTGATTACGGTTTGTTCTCCGATTACAACGGGCAATGGTTGCGGTTCTGGTTCTGGTTCCGGCTCAACTGGTACAGGTGCAGGGTTAGGCGATTGTAGCCATAACTTTGTTGCATCATTAGCAATAAAGTTGAAGTCATATTCCCACCAGGCTGGGATCCCGTAATCTGTCAACGAATCAGGTTTATCCGTAAACGGTTGTAGTAATAGTAATTCCCAGTTTGTCAATAAACGGATTGCTTCGGTTCGGTTGTTCTTCAGGTAAGCATCCCATGTGACAATATTCAGGCGTAATAATGGTTTTATCTTTGGCTTAAAATATTCCGTAATGTAATTGCCGTACACCCTGACATGATCCATATTGAATCTGGTATCACCCGTAGCTTCCCAAATGTCGATAATCAACGGGTTACCATTATTCCAATTGCTATATCCTAAGTCATCCAATAGCCACTTAAACGCGCTTGCATTATCATATTCGTTCACGCTTGCGCCTAACATTGGTCTGTGAATAATGCCACGTTTGTCGGGTTGAATGTCAGTCCAGTATTTCATAAACAATGGATCGCGTTCCTTGCCTAACATTCCAACAGCGTAAACCATCTGATAATTAGCCTGGATTACATCAAGATTATCATTGATTACATATCCTTTTTTCATTTTATCAGCTCCAACAGCTTGCTAAATTGATATACAATCTCCTGCCATAAGTTGCGCCCGTTGCGGTACTGTGGCTTGATAGGCTCCAACAGTACAGGATTGCTTGACGGTTCGATTATCGGTTCAGGATAGCCAACAATTGGAACGGGAACATAAGCCGGATAACCCTCGTCAATGGGATAGCCTGGCAATGGTTCAGGGTATCCTATAGGATACGGTTCAAGGATTGGATAACCTTGATCTATCGGTTCGGGATAACCTATCGGATAACCAACATCCACAGGATAACCTTCATCAATTGGTGCTGGATAGCCTTCGTCCTGTGCTATTCCAGGCAGTGTTGACAAAGCAAGCATCACCAACACGACTGACATGACTGCTAAAATAAGCATTACTGTAATTCTTTTTGTGTTCATTTCTCCTCCAAATTATAATTGACCTTGTAAACATCCGTGACCATGTCCAGTTAACAAAACTGGAATCTGTGTATTTATGTAATCTAATCATCTGTATTTTATAAAAGCATTCGCCTGAATCCTTACACTGGTGGTTAATGTGTAGTTAGCACCGTCATATCTTCTAACTCCAAAACTAGACGCTCCAGGCGCATAAACCCATCCAGGCGAAAAATTAGGCTGTTTGACTCCTGAATAAAATGACCTATAAGTAGCGGTAATAATACTAAATGGAAAAGTAATATCAACCTGATTAGACGCCGTCCCACCGGTTGTAAATGATATTGAAATTTCTAACCCCATTGAATTACCAATAAGTGTATACCTAGCTGTGTCAACAACAAGATCTGTAATGGTCATGCTTCCACTTGCTGTAACCGTCGGCGTGTAATTAGTCCAGATACCGCCAATCTCTATTGTTTTCAGTGCTTTAATTTTGCTTTCCAACTCGCCTATTTTACGCATCAACGCAATTGGGTCTAATTGTCCGCTCATACCTGATCCTCTCCCATAATAAACGCCGTGACTTCGTCAACTGTATTGTCTCCATTGCTAGAATAGTTGATGTCATAGCCATTGATACGGCAATCGAACGTGTATCCAAGATATGTAGCTAATACCCTGTCCCCATAATTCCAATCACGTCCGTATTTCAATCCCTTTGTGGACGCTATCTGTCCGGTAAGTGTGATCTTACCTTTATTCTTATTCAGTAAGGCTCTTGCCTCGTTGTCAAGTCCCGTCGTAGTCGTCACCTGAAAGTTCTCGCTTACTACTTCACGCCGCGACCATACGCTGTCATTGATGGCATCACTGGTAGCACTACCAATAAGCCGTGCTTCGTTCTCTCCCTTACCTCCAATATATGCAGCCGTTTTCTCGTCAACATAGTTGAACGACAACACCGGATTATTCAGCGTGTTAGCCTCAACGGATAATGTTATTGACTCCCGTAGGTCATTGCCCCGTTGGTCTGTGAACGTCTTGAACGTGAATGGCAAACCGCCATCATATACCGTGTCGAATGTTATCCACGTGCCAGCGTTTCGGGATTGATCCACAAGCGCCTGAATAGTTGTCAAAACCTGTTGTCTCGAGAATGCCTTTGTGACACTTGCTCCCAACCCGTCATCACTGTCAATGGTAAAATATGTTGCTGCCAGATTGCGGCTTGTATCCACCGCATCATTCACAAAGTTTTCGTCGATGATTTCTTTTATCACGTCACAAGCAACGCCCGATTTTGTGGCTTGTGTTGATCCGGCTGCATACTCAACCTCTCGACCGTCAATGATATAGTTTCCGTCTAAGGCGTAAAGATATATCAAATCTTTTCCTTGCGAGTCCCTGAAGAAGTCCCAACGTCTCAGGAAGTAGCCCGTCTCCCCGTCCAATGTAATCGTACCGTCGCCATTATCGCGCCATATCTCGACTAACATATCCTTGCTAAAATAGTTTGGTGTCAACAATTGCGGTATCACAATCTCACAAGGCATCATTGCCCTGTCAACCCGTCCAGCCCGTAGGCTGTTGACCTTCGAGAATCGCTTTACTTCAAGCCCCGTTGGTGTCTTTATAACAATCTGATAACTACTCATATTGTGCCGCGTCCAATCCGTGCAAGCGCGTCTTGTACTTTAGCACTCCCTTTGCGCTTGCATCTGTACCCGTCATAAATACAGCAATTCTATTATCACCAGGTATCAGTGGAAAGTCTAAATTACTACCCTTGACAAGATAGCCTTTGACATTGCCCCTGAAATTAGATGTCATGGTTAGTTTGTCAGGTCGTAGGTCAAGCGTGATTACTTCGCCTGAAAGTAGTGTAAGACTGTTGAAGAAAAACGCCTTACCCGTTGCGTAATTGCGTACCTGTTGCAATGCCCCTACGCCTGTAAATTCTAGCACCGGATATGATACCGCCGATGGATTGTTGACGGTTGTTTCACCTGCTACTGTTGCAGTACCGGCGGTTGTATATCCGACATAGTAATTATCAAGGTTGTCGAATAATAAAGCAGATGCTGTTGGGCTTCCAGGTAAATCTATATCTAATGGTTTATATATTCCATTCTCAGTATAGATAGAAATTCTATCTAATATAGTTGCATCTCCAAGCATAGTGGTAAACACACCAGATAAATAAATTAGATTGTCTTTTATATAAATTTGGTGAACATAATTATTTACGCCCCTGCCTAATGCCTCCCACTTTTGACCATTCCAACGTCCCCAATATCCAACAGTAACACCGCCTAAAGTTGTGCATCGTCCACCAACATATACATGTCCAGCATCATCTAGTGCCGCCGTATTTAGAAGTGCATCGCTGCCAGTTCCTAATGATACCCAGGCGGCACCCGTCCACTTGACAACATAATCACCGTAGGCGTCTCCGGCATTTGTAAAAGTTCCCACTATATAAAGATTGTTGGATTTGTCAATTGCAATATCAGTGACAGCCGAATTTAATCCGGTTGATAGTGGTGTCCAAACTACCCCGTCCCACTTTGCTATATTTACAGTATTAGCAACACCGCCCGCTGTACTAAATCCACCACCACAATAAACATTACCAGACGAATTAATTGCAATTGTTGAACAAGTACCAGACCCCTGTAGTCCAGTTCCTAAACTGGATAATGCCGCGCCATTCCACATAACAATACCATCACCGTTTGCACCACCCCAATCAGTAAAGGCACCACCAATATATAAATTACCAGCAGCATCAAATGCGAGATCATAAATTACAGCATTACATCCAGCGACAACACTAACCCATGCACCCGTAGCAACGTCCCATTTAGCAAGATAATCAGCGTTTGCGTCACCGCCTGCATTTGTAAAAGCACCACCAATATAAATTTCTTTTGTTATTGGATGTTGTGCTATCACATTAACCCCAACTGATCCAGACGGAACCCCTGCCATACTATGCCATACGCCGTCAGCGTCCTGATAAACGATATAATCAGCATTAGCAAGCGTGTCATTCAAAGCCAAAACACTGCCAGCATTCCCTTCCACCCCTACCGCAACGTCCGACAACCGGAATGTAATATCTGCAAAGTGTGCAAATCGCATTTGTGGGGCTGTGTCAAGTCCGCTCACATATTGACACTTTATGTCCACCGGCTCACTTGCTAATAAACCAGCATCGTCATAGCCCTGATACCGTAAAACAAGCGATTGCGGATAGCCCGTTACATCCGGCTTAATCAGGTCTAACAATGCCTTGCGCTTCGCCTGAATGTCGCCAATCTGTGAGCCCTCGAACACTACTCTCAACGTAAAATAGCGTGATAGATAATTTGAGTACAGGTAAGTTTCTCCGCCGCTTGTCAGCGGTACAGCCACATTGTCAACGGGCGCAACGCCTAAGCCTTCAAGCAGGATATTCTTACAATACGCGGAGATGTCAATCAATTCACCGCCCGCGCGCGTGTTAGCTGTACGAATGCTGGTACTTGCGTGAGCCTGTCCGCTCCAATAATACTCAAGCACGTTGCCGGAATTGATGTTGCCTTCCTGGTCGCCATCAATATAAGTTGTGGCAGCCGTTCCCGTTTCAATCTGTACACCGTCGACGTAGATAAACTTTCCTGCTGTTGGTGCAGTACTGGAAGAATCAATCCTGATATAACCAGTCGTATCTCCTGCATCAACTGTTACTGAAGCAGTTACTCTCTGCCATTGGTCAACTACTGTCATGTTTGCATAACCGACCACATGGTTTGTCATTCCAGTTAATGCTGAAAAGTATAAGACTATATTTTGACCATCATAGCCCGATGGAATATAAATATCGGCTGAAAATTGAATATTCCCGGCAACAAAACTTGTCATAGAATATAATAAATTTACACCATCCTGATAAGTAGCCTTACACGAATACACCCCCCGCCTTTGTTGTATACTACTTGTGGCGATGGTATTCGTTCCTCCCGTCGCCCAACCCGTCGTTCCCGTCTCAAAGCTCGGATTGGTGCATAAATTCGTTGCTGCCTTCGGTCTGATTGCAAATAGTTTATAATTAGTTAGTGTCATAGTGCCATCCCTTGCGCTCTCTGTATGCTGTACGGTATTGCGTCGGCTCCGTGGGCTACCTGTGTCGTGATGTTGTAGGTATTATTATTGACTGTCTCTCGTGGTTCTGAAGCGGTCATAACAGCTGCGTCTAATGTTAATTTAGCACTGTCTATCATCGCGTTTGCTGGTAGTTGTGCTGCTAATTTTATACCTTTTGCCATACCTAACATCATGTTTTTACCGACAACGTTCTGAAATACCTTTGATGGTGATTCAATACCCAGAAAACCTTTAGCAGCGTCTAATGCTGCCTTAGCTGCTGCGGCTGCGGCGTCCTTCAAAAATCCAACGGCATTTTTTAGTCCGTTTGCAATTCCTTTTATAATATTGCTTCCAACTTCGCCCCAATCCGTATCCTTGAAAAACGATATAACAGAATCAATTATTTTTTTGACGGCTGCCTTTATAAGCGGCCATGCTGTTTCAACGGCTGTTTTGATTGCAGCCCATACCTTGTCCCATACTTCCCTGAGTTTTTCACCGAACGAATACCAGTCACCTTCTAACGCTGATTTGAATGCGTCAAAAATTCCTTTTATAATATCTATTGCAAATTGGAATACAGACTTTACGGCATCCCATAAAGCGGTTGCGATTGCAACAACCTTTTCTCCATGAGCTGTCCACCATGTTTGAATTGTAGTGACAAAGTTATTGATTGCGTTTTTTATCCATTCGGTTACTGCTTTCGTCTTGCCCTGAATATCACCCCAATTGTTTTTCCATGCAAGCGCCAATAATACCACGATTGCAATTACAGCTGCAATGATTAGTAACAGCGGACCGACGGCGATACCGATTGCACCTGCTACAGCGGAGAATACCCCAGCCATTGCACTAACACCGGATATTACACCACCAATGACGGTGATCAGCGGTCCCAAAGCGGCCACAATTCCAAGAACGACCAGAATAGTTTTTTGTTGTTCGGGTGTCAATGCCTTAAATCGTTCTAATAATCCACTTATGGTATTCATAAGCTGTAAGGCTATTGGTAGCAATTGTTGACCAATAGCGGCCGCCTGGTTCTGAAAATCTGCCTTCAGTATCTTTGTACTGTTAGCTAATCCATCTGATGTGTTTTTGAAATCGCCTGCAAATTGTTCTGTCTGCTCATAAATCAAAGCAAGCGCGGCTTGTGCTTTAGCGTTGTCATTGATATTTCCTTCAGCATCAGCCAGACCCATAGCAAGTGCTTTGGCCTCAATTCCAGCGGCGTTCATCTTTACACCAAATTGCTCTAATGGGTTGAATTCACCTTTCAAACCAGATTGAATAGCATTCATTGCCTGTGATACATCGGTATTGAAAATACTAGCCATGTCGGAGGCACGCTCTCCAAGATTGATAGTCTCGTTAGCAGCGCCTTCCATGTCAAAGCCTACGTTTTTCAGAAACGCACCTGTCACGGCAGATAATTGATTAAAATCAGCACTACTCATACCCACCATTTGAGCTGATTGGTTGGAATAGTCTTTTATAATTCCAGCAGCATCACCAAAAACAACATTGACGGCATTGGCTGATTCTTCCAAATCGGATGCCCACTTAACAGCAGCAGTTCCGGCTCCAACAATAGGCAAGGTAAGACCAGCGGTCATGCCAGTCCCTATTTTCGTCATCTCCGTACCAATCTTGCTCATTTTTGATTTGAAGTCCGACGCCTTTTTGTCGGCATTGGCTAGATTACTGTCATAGTCTTTGGAATCAAGGGTTAATTTTGCCGCTATCGTTGCCGCTGTGGTCATACGTCACCTGCTTTTTTACGTTTATCAATTATCTTTCCACCGAATACATTCTGCATTTGATGTAGGTAGAATTCACGCTGTTGCTCTGGTGTCATTGTTTCCAATTCAGCCTCTAACCGCGCTTTTTCCTCTGCATTCTTTTTTTGTGCAATCAGTTCCTTGCTAACAAGTTTTGTCATGTTTCGCATGTAAACATCCGGCTTTTTCTGTTTATTCTTAGGGGCATTGATATTGTGTAACATCGTAAGAGTGACCGCGGTTCGGTATTCTCTATCCTCAAAGCCCCATGGTTCAACAAGGTTGTAAATCTGCCACGATCTGTATTCAGGCGCTGGTAATGCTCGTATCTCTCCAATTGTCTTACCGAGTGCCAACCCTAACCGGTGTTCAAACATCCGGTCAGGGTCGGAAGTTAGTTTTTTAGCTCGTCCAGTGCTTGAATATCCTCTGTCATGTCGCTAAATTTTACAATCTCGGCGGCAATAAAACCAATTGCCGCACCCAGCTTTTCTTCAAGTTTTGGAATATCGTTTCTGGAAAATAAGCGTTTACCATCAACATCACAAACTCCACAAACACACAGAAAGGCATCATGCCCATAAATATTCACGGCTGATATTTCCTGATTCTCCGCGCGTTTGTCCTGTTTCATCTTAGTAGATCCATATTGACGCTTCAGATATTCATCCTGCTCTCCACGTGATAATTGTCGTATGTAGACAGTAGGATCATCAAACTTGTTTTTCCATGCAGGAACTTCAATCAGTTTTGTCTGAATGTCATTGACGTTCAGGATTTCATCTCTTGACAGTGGCATATTATCTCCTCTTTATGTACCTTCGGTATAAGTCATTTTTCCGGTCAACTTGATTGTGATCGAAAGTTTTGCGACATCTTCCATTGGTAAGTCAGGCTCGAAGTTGGTTACATGTCCGGAAAATTCTAATTTTCCACCACCACCACCAGCCGGTAAAACAATCTGCCAGTTGTGATTGTCATCATCGTTGAATGACGCTAACAAGCCGGTTGATCCGTCCTGCGTTGAATTCTCTGGGATCCAGTTACCTTCAAAGCTAACTTCTCCGCTATCTTTCCAACCAGGGATAAATTCCCTGTAACCGTTATCACTATCCTGAGATGTAACCTCGATTGAGTCCTTGCTCAGTTGTGGGGGTGTGATGTCCTTAACCTCTACAATTGATGCAAAGGTTTCAGTAGATCCATCGTCTCCCATTTTTAGGGTTGTGCCATAAGGCCAAAATGCTGCACTAGCTGTCATTGTTTACTCCTTCTTTTGTTTTCTTTATTTTGATTGGTTTATGTTTGACTTCTTTTTCATCTAACATTTTTGTCAAGATTTTTTCTTGCTTTTCTTCCGGCTCGTGTTTCAATACGTGCAGTATCATTTCATCTTCGCTATCTTCGTTCCTACCGCACACCTCGCACACATAAACCGGTATTTTGTTCTTCCACATCACAACTTTATATCTGTCTTTAGATACTTGTACTCGTACCAATGCGCACCTCCAAAATCTCGCGCGGGTTGTCTGTGTCTGTATTCCATTGCGCTCTCACATCATTGACAAACACAAATCCGGCTGTAATACTTCCCATCGTCCCACTATGACCGCTCAAGGCGTTTTTTATCGCGTCCCTTGCTGTAATGCAATCCACCACACTATCATCAAAAATGTCAATCTGCAATAATGCCCGTCGTGTTGGTTTATTATCCATGGTGTAAGCGTGCGGTTCTACTATACTTGTGATCCTTGCGTGGGGCAAGGCTGCCCCTGGGGGGATGTGGTCAACATAGATCCGCGTGCTGAAAATAGCGGTCACGG